ACCGCCGAAAGCCACACGGCGGGCTGCTATGTGCTGATCGGCTACCGTGGAGACACGTTCGACGCGGCGGAAAAGCGCCTTAATCAGACTATAGACGCCGGGTTTGTGCCATACGCCATGTTATACGGCGACGAGGGCGGGCAAGTAGCGCAGGAATGGAGACAGTTTCAGCGCGAGTGGTGCAGGCCGCAAATTGTGGCGACAAAGCTACATCGCCCGTGAGCGGGGGAAGGAGGACAAGCCATGACCCAGCCCTGCCCCCGGGATTGCCCGGACAGATCACCCACCTGCCACGCAACGTGCCGCGATTGGGCGACATGGGAGGCGTACAAAAAGCCGATTTACGCGGCGCGTGCGCTGGCGGTAGACGAGTACAGTAACTTTGAGATCGGACAGGCGGTAAAACGCAGAGGACAGAGAGCGCCTAGGGCGCGGTGAAAGGAGCAGAAAATGAGCAAGTTTAAGAAGTATTGCCCCAATGTGTGGGTAGCAGAGTGCGACGACGAGTACGAAAAGGGCGAAATTATTGAGGTTGAGACGAAGTACGGCAAGGAAGTTGAGTGCGAAGTTTATAACTTGGTCGCTCAAAAAGACGGCATGTATTATTACTCAATCGTAAGACTTGACGAGCCGTACGCGCAGAGAAAAGCGGAAAAATACAGAAACAGCGCCGCAAGCCGAACGGCAAAAAGCGAACAGTACCGCAATGCGGCAGACGAGGGAAAGGAGTTTTTAAGCCTGGGCGAGCCGATCAAGATAGGACACCACAGCGAGCATCGGCACCGCGCGCTGATCGAACGCAACCGGAACCGCATGGAAAAAAGTTTTGAGTTTGCCGACAGGGCCGCAGAAGCCGAACACAAAGCCGATTACTGGGAAAGCAAAGCAGAAGAGATAACGCTTGCAATGCCAGAGAGCCTTGAGTATTTCGCGGAACAGCTTAAAAAGGCGGTCGAGGTGCACAAGGGGCTAAAGGACGGAACAATCGAAAGATGGCACGGCTACTCACTGGAATATGCAAAAAAAGAAGTGAACGAGCTGCGAAAAAAAGTTGAAATCGCAAAATTGCTATGGGGAGAGGAGCCGGAGGAAATACAATGACCGACTACAAAGACCTGATTGCCGAGGCGCGGGAGTTGGCGGAGAAGGCGACGCCGGGGCCGTGGCGAGACACAAACGGTTACGGCGATTACATCCTGGCGAGTTCTGAAAAGGGAGGTGTATTTCCTGTTGCACAGGTACGCGGATACGGTTACTTCCACGGCTCAGGGAGCGGTGCGCTTGGGTTGAGTGAAAAAGACGCTGACAAGATTATGGACGCTAACGCCGCCTTTATCGCCCGCTCCCGCACCCTAGTCCCGGAACTGTGTGACGCGTGGGAAAAGACGCAGGACGCGCTGGATACGCTGGTTAATCAATTCCATAAGGATTGCTCGAAGTGCAACGCTTTAAAGGACGCCCAACGCTGGATTCCCGTCACGGAGAGATTGCCCGATAAGTGGCGGAACAACAGAGGCGAACCCATTGAGTTTAATGTCATGCTTCCTGATGCAATCGAAGCAACAACGCTTTGCTTTAACGGTTCACAATGGTTTGCGTTTGATTGGAAAAATATGAAGGTGCTTGAATACTACGATGTGGTAAGGTGGCAGCCCCTTCCCGCGCCGCCTGAGAAGGAAGGAGAACCGAAATGAGCAGATTTATAGACGTCGAGCCGTTGCGAGAAGACATACTGTACGAAAACGATTTTGAAAATCACATTGTGAATCACTACTTAAACATGATCGACGCCGTCCCGACCGCCGATGTTGAGCCGATGATACACGGAAGGTGGATACCTGTATATGAGGGAGCAAGCACGTGCGAATGTAGTGCTTGTCGCAAAGTCGGGTTTAAAGACAGCGATTTCGGATTCATAGAATCGAACTATTGCCCGGAGTGCGGGGCGAAGATGGGCTGGAAGGAGGAATGAAATGAACCTGGATGTTGAAGTAGTTTGTCCGTACTGCGGCATGAGAGTGTGGTTTAGACACAAACGTTTTGGACCGCGCCGAGACATTATCTTGTGCTCGAACTTCCAAGGCGATGCAGGGTGTGGCCGTGAATTTGTCGCGGAAACCACCATCACCGTCACCGCCGTCGGCCTAAAGATCGAGGGCGAGGAAAACAAAAAGAGCCGCTAACCAAAGCGGCAAGAGAAAATCACAGCTTGATTATAGCAGATTAGGAGGATTTGTCAAGTGTGGGTTGACTACGGGAACGGCCCGGAACGCCGCGTGTGCGACATATGCGGACAGGACTACGACGAGGACGACGCGCCGGACGGAGTATGCGATGCGTGCGTGGACGAGCGTAAACACGACATAGTGCTTGCGTCCATGATCGGCGCGGACTACCCCGATTCAGTCAAGATCAGCTCGCTATACCTCTGGTATTTCACGGACGATGAGATCAACGAGATTTTGCGAAGAACAATGGAAGCCGACCACAACAAAAAAAAGATTGATTTTACCGGCTACTACAACGAAAACAGGCAGAGGCTGGCAGAAGCGGTCAGAAACGGAGGACGAAATGGCCTATAACCTTTTGTACGAAATCAACCAACAGATTGAACAAATTATCATGGATGCAGTTGACCCAGAAACCGGCGAGCTGCTATACGACATCGACGCAGAGCTGGAAAAGCTGCATCTGGACGCAGAAACCCTGCTAGAAAACCAGGCTTGTTTTGTTAAAAACCTTGAGGCCGAAGCAGAAGCACTCAAGGCCGAAGAGGCTAAGCTCGCCGCCAGACGCAAGCGCGTGGAAACGCTTGCCATTACTCGCAAACAGGCAATCCGCGACTACATGCTATCCACAGGTCGGGATAAGCTCCGGTCCAGCCGCATATACGCATCGTTCAGGCGGTCGCAGGCGGTGGAAATCCAAAACATGAAAGAATTTCTTGCGTTTGCACCGGCCAGCCTTTTGCGCACAAAAGACCCGGAACCGAACAAAGCCGCTATCAAAGAAGCTATCCAGGCCGGCATCGAAGTCGCCGGCGCGGAGATCGTCATCAACACAAACTTAGTCATCAAATAGGAGGTATACAAATGCAAATCGTAAACGCAAAAAACATAGCACCAAACAAAATGACCGCGTTGCTATACGGCGCGCCGGGTATGGGCAAGACCACTACGATCGGCTATCTGCCAGGTAAGACCCTGCTGCTGGACGTGGATAGGACAAGCCATGTCCTGCGCGGCAAGGAGAATATCGACATCGTGTATATCGACAATATCGACACATGGAAAAACTGGCAGGACACGCTGACCGCGCTGGTCAAGGAGTACAAAGGCAAGTATGACAACTACGTCGTCGACAACATCTCCGAACTGGAACGCTGCATCCTGTCCGACCTTGGCAAGCAGGGCAAAAACAACGGCGTACCTGCGCAGGGGGATTATCAGTACATGCAATTCAAGCTGGTTAATTCCCTGCGCTATATGAAGTCGCTTGACGGCAATGTTATCTGGACGGCATGGGAAACAACCGACAGCTACACAACCTCAGAGGGGCAGACATATAACCGGGCATATCCACAGATCAACGGCAAGATCATGAACAATATCTGCGGTTTATGCGATATCGTAGGCAAGCTCATGATCAATTCAGAGGGAGAGAGAGGTTACGCGTTCACAGCAACAAATTCGATTTACGCCAAAAACCAGTACGACAAGCGCCCGGGGTGCAAGCAAAGCGAGTTGATCGTGAGTGCAACTTAGGGCATACCAGACTGACACGCTAAATGCTGTGCGCAAGTCGTACATGGACGGGCATAAGCGCCCCTGTATCGTCGCTCCGTGCGGCTATGGCAAGACCGTTCTTGCCGCACAGATGGCCGCCGGAGCGACGGCTAAGGGCAACCGCGTACTGTTCCTGGTGCATCGCCAAGAACTGGTTGACCAGACGGTCAAGACATTTTCTGCGGCTGGTGTGGACATGGAATTATGTCAGGTTGGCATGGTGCAAACCATCACCCGCCGCATCGGGCAGATACCAGAGCCGCAGCTGATCATCACTGACGAAAATCATCACGCCAAAGCGACCAGTTACCGCCGCATATATGATGCATATCCGAACGCAAAATGCGTAGGCATCACGGCAACACCGCAGCGTCTTGATGGCTCCGGTCTGGCAGATGTAAACGACGATCTAGTAATTGGAGCCGGAACCAAGTGGCTGATCGAGAATGGGTATCTTGCACCGTTTGATTACTTCGCCCCAGCTGTCGCCGATCTCACCGGGTTGAGGTCTGCGCATGGCGAGTATATCGTTTCGGACATCGAGCAGCGCATGATCAAGCGCGCGGTGTTCGGAGACGTAATCGCCAACTACCGAAAACTGGCCGGGGACAAGCAAGCCATCTGTTATTGCGCAAGCGTTAAGCACAGTCAAGCTATGGCGCAGGAGTTCAACGCGGCGGGAATCCCGGCGGGGCACATCGACGGCGACACGCCAACGGTGGCAAGAACGGAAACCATCGAACGATTCCGGCAAGGCAGTATTAAAATCCTATGCAACGTGGATCTAATTTCGGAGGGCTTCGACGTTCCAGACTGTGCGTGCTCC